AGTTAGTAATAAAATCAAGAGTCTCAAGATACTGAGAGGTCATGAAGTAATGTAGAATATGTCCATGCGTCATTGCATAGATGTCATTCAAGAAAATCTGATACTTAATATTAAAAATATTACCAGGAGTTACACTAGCAGCACCAATTTGAGTGTAGGCATGATTAACTGCTAACACTCCAGGAGGAAGTGATACATATTCATTCCCTTCTGTCCAATCAGTAGAACCTAAAGCACTGCCTGTTTGTGCAGCAGTCTTAATTGCATCAGTTACTTCAATCTTGATGAATGCTTTATAACTACCGTTATATGAATATTCTTGAAAATAATCAATTGCTTCTTCAATCAGATCATCCAGTTGCTCATCACACACGTTGATGTCAATTGCAGGAAAACCTAATCTACGAAGAGCATAGTTTTTTAGTTCTGTTTTAGAAGCGGGTTTTGTGGCAGACATATTTTATTAAGCGAATGAATCGACAACAAGTGATTGAACATCATTAGCACTAACGACTTCTCCAACTTTAAAGAATCCGTCAACATTATCTACGGTGATAGCAGTAGAACCAATAGCAGTAATAATTCCTGTAGTGCCAGTGGTAGCACCTGTCACAGTTGCACCAATTTCCATTGTAGTAACGTCGGTAAGAGTGAGAGTAGCATCAGTAGCAACAGTTGCTACATCAACAGTACCACCTGCTCCACCTGCCTGAACAATAGTGATTGTGTCACCGATACTATATCCAATACCACCGTCGTTGATAGTAACATTGGTGATTGCACCAGCAGAGGCAGTGATATCGACAGTTAAATCAGTACCATTACCAGTTGTTGCAAGAGCAGTTCCAGTTGCATAACCAGAACCTCCTGCAAGAGATGCTAGGTTCAGTGATAATACTTCACCAGCATTGGGGTTAACGATTGTTACTGTCTCACCATTGAGATAATTACCACCACCAACATTAACACTAGCATTAGTGATAACATTACTTGAAATTACAGCATTAACAGTTAAACCAGTACCACTACCACCAGTAGTTGCCAGTCCAGTTATAGTTCCATTTGGGAGTCCTGAAGCTCCTGTGAATCCACCACCTCCATTATTTGCAATCGACATGGTAACAACTTCACCAGGTGTGGGGTCACCAGAAAGATTCAATGTCAGAGTGGTAGAGGTTGCAAGGTTGTTGAGCATTGCACTAAGTTGAGCAAAGGCATTATCAAGTTTATCTTGAACCCTTGCCTCAGTGTAATACTGGTTAGTACCTTCAGGAAGATCGGCAGTATCTTTAGTATTAAAACTTGTATCAAATCGTGCCTCAGTGTAGAAGATATTAGTAGAACCTTCAGTTACATTATCAGTATTGATGTCTGCCTGAGTGACACTCAGAGCACCTGCACCGCTAAGTTCAATACCTGCACCATATGTGAAGTGTGTACGGGTCCTAGCAGCGGTTGTGAAGAGGTTTGTGGAACCTTCGGTTACATTGTCGGTATTAACGTCTGACTGCGTTACAGAGAGTGTATAGGTGCCTGCAGTGTCATCATATACCTTAGTGATGCCTGTGCTAGCAACAAGCAGTGCGTCAATTCTGTCATCAACACGCTCATCAGTGTAATAAAGGTTGGTTCCCTCTGTAAGATTAGTAGTACTATGGTTTGCGATACTAGAAACCGTACCAGTTACATCGCCTGTAACATTACCAGTTAGAGATGTTGCAATTAGAACACCTGTAAGGGTTGCACCTGTTGCAGTTGTTTCAAATGTCTTAGTGCCATCATGATAAAGTTCGATTGCACCAAGAGGCAACGCTTTAAACATAAAGTTGGTATTATCTTCATCATATAAAGAAATACCAGCGGCATTACTATTTCTAATCTGTAATGGACCAGTAGTATCAATTCTATTTTGAGACCCACTCCAGTAGATCTGCATGTCGTCATCATTACCGAATGTTGCCTTGTCGGTATCACCAAGAGCAATGCCACCATTAGCACTAATCTCACCAGTGAAACTAGAAGTGCTGGTTACAGATAGAGTTCCAGCAGTTGTAATAGCTGTGCCAGCGTTGAGTGAATCTACATATGCAGTTGCCCACCTTAGTGTACTAGCACCTAAGTTATAGGTACTATCGGTTTCTGGGTTAAAGGTCTTACCAGTAGAAATAGCAGCAACCAAATTACCAGTGATATCACCAATAACTCCGCCACTCGCTGTAATAGCACCTGTAAAATCAGAAGTGCTGCCAACAGTTAATGTGCTTTCTGTTGCAACTGCACCAGTTGTTCCACTAACAGTAAAGTTATCAGTGTCAACTGCAATGCCACCATTAGCATTCAGAAGACCAGTAAGAGTCGTAATACCAGTGACTGCTAAGGTACTACTAAGTGTTGTTGCATTAGTAACTCCAAGTGTAGAACTCAGAGTTGTTGCACCAGTAACTCCAAGAGTTGTACCGACTGTTGCTGCTCCACTAACTGTCGATGTTACCATCGTAATCTCATTTGCAGCAAAGTCTCCAGAAGAGTCACGAGCGACAATTGTAGAAACAGTTGCAGCGGTTGCAGTTGTTAAACCATCTAATAAGTCTGCGTTAAGATTGTTAATCTTATTGGTTGTAGGAATAACCAGTGCAGGACCAGAAGAAACTTGAGAGACGATTTGACCATCTACAGTCAAGGTGCCATCAATATTGGCATTAGCATCAACGTCAAGAGATGTTCCAGCGCCAGTAAGATTAAGACTACCAGCACGAAGAGGACCATCTGTACCACTAACTACTTCAGAGGAGTTGGTTGCACTTGTTAAGAATGCGAATTCGCTGGTGGATCTGTCGTATCCGAAGAAACCAATTTTCGCAGAGCCGTCGTAATAACGGAATTCAACACCACGATCTTTAGCGTCGTTAGACGATGGTGCTGTGTCACCACCCAGAGTAATAATAGGGTCGTCGAGAGTTGTTGTCGTAGAGTTAACAGTAGTTGTTGTTCCATTGACGGTCAGATTTCCAGTAATAATAACATCAGACTCAGCAGTTACATCACCACCGATATCTAGAGTGCCACGAATATCAGTATTGCCAGTTGCAGAAACTACCTGGAACTTAGTAGCACCACCAACGCCTGCTAAAATCTCAACGTTAGAAAGGAATGTGGCACCACCACCTTGTAGGAGTGTTCCTGAAATATTGGCATTATTATTGAGGTCGAGAGCACCTGTAAGTTCGGTAGCACCATAAATTCTAGCGTCACCACTAACTGCAAGGTTCTTACCAATACCAACACCACCTGTTAGACGGAACGCACCATCTGCAGAATAAGAACCAGTTAGAGTTTGTTGGGTATTTTTTGTAAATGTTACGATATCAGTGACACCAAAAGTGTCATTAACTTGAGTTGGATCGCCAACAGTTAATGTACCAACGATATTTGTATTACCGTTATCGGCATCAACACCAAACTTCTCAACAGCAGATCCGTTTCTGATGGAGAAGACTTCATTAGAAGCATCGACAATCAGTGAATCGTTAATGGTTGTTTGACCTTGGACAACTAATGTACCATCAGTTGCAATGTTACCTGAAGACGAGGCAACGGTCATCTTGTCCGTGCTACCACTTCTTACAGCGAAGTTAGCATCAACATCAACAGTACCGTTAAACTCAGAGTTGCCTTGGACTAACAGTGTCTGGTCGAATGTGACAGCATTGCTGACATCCAGAGTATTTGTAATCTCAGTTGCACCATTGACATCCAGTGTGCCTTGGATATCGGTATTGCCAGTTACATTATCAACGAAGAATTTATCCGTCGTGCCGTTTCTGACAGCAAAGTCTGCATCAACATCGACAGTGCCATTAACATTTAACGTCCCTTCAATTAAGGTATTGCCGTTATCAGTATCAACATCAAACTTAGCAACACCAGAACCATTTCTAATAGAGAATACTTCGTTGGCAGCATTGATAATTACACTATCTTGAATAGTAACTTCACCCTCAACATTGAGAGTGCCTTCAATATCAGTGTTACCAGATGCACCTAGGACAGAGAACTTGACTGTATCGGAATTGACTTTCTTACCAATAAACAGACCTTCGCTGGCAGATGTGCCACCAATGTGGAGACTAGTGCCGATACCAGCACCACCAAAGATTCTAGCGTTTGAGGTAGTATGTGAAGCATAACTAGGGGTTAGAACCTGAACAGATCCAGATTCAAACTTACGACGAACTCTCAGGAAGTTTTGCTCGTTGAAGACCTCAGTAGCAGATTCTTTTTGTAGGATTGTGCCGTTGATAACAACGTCGCTGTCGAACATAAAGTCGCCAGCAATATATCCACCACCATCAAATCGGAATGAACCATAGTCATTGGATTGAATTTCCCAAACACCAGTGCCAGAATTCAATGCAAATGTGGGCTCATCAGTTGCTTCAAAGTGGACAGAACTAGCAACATTCAGTGTGCTGTTAAAATCACAAGCACCAGTAACTGTTACAATACCACCAAACTCAGCATTACCTGTAGTAGTATGAATCTCGGACTTAACAGTGCCTGCACCATTCTGGAATTGTAGTGACTTAGAAGCACCACGGAGCACCATCGTATCATCGAAACGAGATGTGCTATTTGCTCTGAGTGTACCATCAACATCCAGCAAACCGCCAATGTTAACGTCCTGAGTAATACCAACACCACCAGCAACTACCAAGTCGCCAGTTGTATTAGTAGTTGAGTTGGTGCCAGATGTAAGTTTTACGTTACCTGCAAGGATACCAGAAGCAGTACCACTAAAGACTTCAGTATTATTTGTAGCAGCATGGAGGAAACTATAACCACCACCATGACCAGCTAAGTCAGTGTAGTTAGTATCCCAACCATAGAAACCTAAGCGTGCTTGAGTATCGTAATAGCGGAACTCAATACCACGATCTAAATTATCGTCAGTTGTAGGTGCAGTATCACCACCAAGAGTAATGATAGGGTCATCAACTTGTAAGGTGGCGCTATTAACTGTAGTTGTTACACCATCGACTTGGAGGTCACCCCAGACACGAACGGTGCCAGTTACAGCACGATCATCGCCAGGGTCAAGATTCATCGTCGCATTACCTGTGGCAATGTAGTTTGCTTGGAATCTTGCGTTTTCTACAGTGACTTTACCACTTCCCTCAGAGGCATTAATTTCAACTAAATCTTCTGCAGTGATTGTAACTGTGCTTGTACCAGACCCAGCATTTGTA